GTAGAGCATCCCGATCCGCAACGGCGGACAGGCCTTATCGGGAGGGTCGAGTGGTTCGCGCAGAATAAGTTCTTAAAAAGTTTGTAAGGTTAGATAACGGGCGCGTAGCTCAGGGGTAGAGCATCCCGACTTGTCGGGAGGGTCGAGTGGTTCGCGCAGAATAAGTTCTTAAAAAGTTTGTAAGGTTAGGTAACGGGCGCGTAGCTCAGTGCCCGCCGTCGGCGGGTAAAGTAGAGCATCCCGATCCGCCACGGCGGACAGGCCTTATCGGGAGGGTCGAGTGGTTCGCGCAGAATAAGTTCTTAAAAAGTTTGTAAGGTTTAGATAACGGGCGCGTAGCTCAGGGGTAGAGCATTTGCCTTTTAAGCAAAGGGTCGGTGGTTCGAGCCCACCCGCGCTCACTTGGAAATCCCACTTTATAAGTGGGATTTCTTATTTTAAACAATAATTCTTTATGGGGACGTATGTCACAGCACTTCGTTTATATCATCAAAAATCCTTCCGGCAAACATTACATTGGCGAAACGGAAAATCTTGAAAGACGCTTACACGAACACAATAAAGATAACGGTCATTTTACCGGCAATAATGGATCGTGGGAGCTTGTAATTTATTCCACCTGTCAAAGTAAATCAGAAGCCGTACAACTTGAAAAGAAATTGAAGAACTTTAAAAACTCAAAATATGTGATTAAGTATCTTTCTGAATTGCATGACGGGTAGAGCATCCCGATCAGCCACGGCGAACAGGCTTTATCGGGAGGGTCGGTGGTTCTCCACGGGATGCTGCGCAGAGCCCACCCGCGCTCACTTGGAAATTCCACTTTATAAGTGGGATTTCTTATTTTAAACAATAATTCTTTATGGGGACGTATGTCACAACACTTCGTTTATATCATTAGAGCGCACATCCCGCAACAACTATTAACATCAATACTTTCCACGCAGTATTCGAATGGGTTGCTTCCGAGAATAATACCTTGACATTGGAGCATGTTTCCGCTATTTTATTAGAGCATTTGTTCCAGAAATTCTCATGCCGGAATAAATGTACGACTTCCGATTTTATTTTGTCGAATTCAACTTTCCTCCACTTTTCGGAAAATAATCAAAGTACAAGAAAGATGACATGATAGGATGCGGGTATTTTATAATGTCCCGATTTATGAGCATCACAACCGGCGCGCAAAACAACCTACCCGTAACTGCAACAAATCTTTTTTTTTCATGACTCCAAGTTGACAAGATTTTCCCTAATAAAAAAGCCCGGGAACGCCATATTTTCTGGCAATCCCGGGAGTGCACACAATTGCACTAATAATTCATTATCACCAACTCCTCCGACTTCGGCTTGCTAAACCCCTCCCGGTTGGCTAATGTAGCCCCACAGGAGTGCTTAGCCCCGCTTTTCTCCACAATCCGGTACTTCCCATACAGCTCCCGGACTAACGGATGCTCGTAATAACTCAGCATGAACTTGCCCTGAATACCCTTAAGAAGCCGTGCTAACCGCTGGTGATCATCGATCGTGAAGTTCACATCCTTTGTTTTGTAGTAAAACTCCTTCTCAACATATGGAGGATCCAAATAGAAGAAAGTGTTTTTCCCGTCGTATTTCCGGATAATCCTTTCGAAATCCAAGCACTCGATCTGCACACGCTTAAGCCGGGCGTTGATCAGATCCAGCCTTTTCAGAAACGGCAGCCATTTGCCGCTTTCCACCTTTTTCGCTGTAACCGCGTAAGCCCAGCTATTTGTATTGCCACCTGAGAACGTCTGCATTCTCCGAATCGCGTAAAACATAGCCTTTTCCGTGTCGCTTAAGAATTTATCCTCCTGCAGGCGCTTCATTGCCTCAGCGTACATTTCCCGCGAGTGCAATGTCCACTGTGCACGGTGTTCAAACTCCGGGTAATTATCCCGGATAACCCGGAATAAATTAGTAAGGTCGCTGTTCAGATCGTTGTAAACCTCAAGAAAACTCGGTTGTTTTTTGAATAATACCCAGCCGCCGCCGCCAAAAACCTCACAATAGGTTCTCGTAACGTAGTCAGTTTGGAAATTTGAGATAAGGAAGTTGGCAAGATAATTTTTGCCGCCGATGTAGGGTACCATAAAAAGCCTCTGAATTTAATAATTAATCATTATTTTTACTCAGAGGCTTTTATTGGTTTTCGATAGAGAATCTATAAAAGTCCCTGGAGCCGTTTCGTTGGAAAGCGTACCGGGGCTCTCGAAAGCCCCGGTGAAGCACGAAGCGGCTCCGCTGTTTTAACCTAACCCGATATCTTTGCGCTCGCATAGCAGAATTGTACTGCCTTACTATCTCCGCTTCGAATGCTCAGTGTCACGCTCGTTTCATTTTTCGGCACATCCACTTCGAACATTACCTCGTGCCAATGCAACGCGACATAATTCGTTAAAAAGACTGTATTCTGCGCATTTTTAATCAACCGTACATCTAATATGCCCAGATCATACTTATCCTCATCTGTCCAACTGCCCGTCATGTTGCCGCCCGCAGATGAAAATACACTCGGAAAATACCGACACCATATCTTAATCTGCAATTTTCGTTTTCGGTAAGCGTCTGCCGCGAAAGTAATTGTCTGTGAAAGATAATTAGCGGTTGTTAAAGGCACCATCTTCGTAATGCCAACCGGATACACGTTATCAGCCGGATCCGCAGGCGTCAGTGATCCCGTCACAGTCCAGCTGCTCAGGGAATCAACCTTCGAAACAGTCAGCAACTCCGCTGTGCTCAAATCCTGCAATAAGGGGATTTGCCTGTAATTTGCATCCTTTCGCTCTTCGCCAACCCACTCAGCATATACGGAATTCAGACTAAACCCGCCGTTTTTGTATACTAAAAATGATATCTTATCGTAGTTCATATATTTCCCAAGTGCCGTAACCTGCACAACGCCATTGCTGTTAGTCATGACATCCCAGACCTTCGTCTGTGCGTTCCGGGAATACACCGTTACCGAGGTATCGCTTAAGAATAATTTGAATTGTTTCATCCATTTGGCTGTAGTCGGCACAATCACTTCCACAAGGGCATAATCCGCGAATGCAATACTGCTACCCGCTCGAAGATCGAGATATTCATGTACGGATTGACTGCTATGATGCGGTGACAACGCGTCCCATACCGTCAAATCATCAAAATAGTAATTATCCGCGTCGAGCAGGGCATATTGCGACACAAGCAACTCTTTGTATGCAATTGCCCGCTCCAGCTCAGTACTGAACATCAGATCGGCAACCGTGCTAACCGTGTAGCTTGTCCGCCTCCGGAAGATCTTTATCCCTTGCTTCGGTCGCGGAAGTGCGTCAATATATTTTTTGAACGAATCCCAAAATAATGTATTAACACGCAACCCGGGATGCGAGCTTGCCCAAAATGGCGCGTACCTCGTCGTGAACATATTCGCGGTTTTTTCAAGCACGTCAAAAAACAAACATCCCTCAGTCCTGGCTACATTACTGAGCGCGGTTTGAACAAGATCGGCGTAATTGGGAGATCCGCCCGCCACATTGTGATATTCTGAGCAGATGACCGGAATCATTCCTAACCCCTTAACTGCCTGAATCACTTTCTTTAGATCCAAAATGTAATTTTCAAGAAGATTAGTGCTATTAATAACGCTCTTGTTATAGTCATTCGCGAACGACATCAATACCGCATATGTGCCGTTTAGCTTGCTAATTCCATAATTCGGATGATAGGTAGGATTGTCAGATACTATTCTTGCCAATATATCAGCGTAGTCATCCCCGCTTTTGGACAAATTTTCAAAATTCCAATCCGAAAACATCGAGAGATAAGATATATACGCCTTGCCCTTCAACGTGTAGTAACTCTCTGAATAGCTGTCGCCGATAATTATTATCTTGTCGCTGTTCCCGATCGATATCCGTTTTTTATTGTAAACGCTAATTTCAATCGCTCTGCCAAATGGTTCAAACCATGTAGCCGCCGCCGCATTCTCAAACTGGAATGTATCAATGCCCGCCATATATCCCGATACGATAACAAATGCAACACCGCTCGGCACGGTGAATGAAGTAGTCCCGCCTGAACTGCCGCCGCTTACAACATTTTTATTCACATCATAATAACAGACCTTACGCATATTGTATACGCCATCCCAGCCCGTGTATGTCTGTCCGACAATCACCGGGATAAAATCTGTATAAAAATATGTTGATGAAGCATTCTTTCCGCCGCTCTCATCACAATAATAGTTCAATGTTGCTTTTGCAATATCGCATAAATTCTTCCCTGGTCGTACCCAGGCTTCTTTCTCAATAACAATACTGTTATTCTTTAGGGATAGTGTTTTATCGGCGTTCTGCTGCAACTCCGTGCCGCATATCTCTGCTTTTATTGCCGATGCAGGTATGCTGTTAATATCATAACCCACAACGCCGAACTTATCATGATACGCCTCAAATGCGGTTGCCGTTGCCGATTGCTCAAATTGGAATGTTGCTATATCGCTATTGTATGGCGTCACGATAACATAAGCCACTCCGGAGGGAACGGTAAATGAATATACTTCTGACCCACCGCCGGATACAACATTTTTATTCGCGTCGTAATAACAGGTCTTTTTCATCGGATGCGCTCCGCCGGTGCCGTAATAAACCAATCCGACTGTAACCGGGATAAAATCAGAATAGGAGAAAGCCGCGTTGGCATATTTCATGCCGTCAGTATCGCAATAATAACCGGTTGTCGCCAAAACTCCGTTAAATAAATTCTTTCCCTTTGAAGCGGAAAGAATCTTGTCGATGGTTATTGGTTGTACTGCGGTTGAGGGGATTGAATTATCGTCGTGTCCGGGAATTCCGAACTTTTCATAATATGCGGCAAACGCGGTCGGAGCGGCTGCCTGCTCGAACTGGAATGAATTTAATTCGGTTTTATAAGTTGTAATAATTATGAATGCGGCTCCCGTTGGTACGGTAAACGTTGTCTGTTCCGTACTCCCGGCACCATCAAATCCGCCGGCAACAAAGCTTTTATTCGCGTCAAAGTAACACGAAAATCTAATTTTATGATTACTACCGTTCCCAGAATATTGCAATCCGGCAGTAACAGGAATATAGTCAGAGTATAAGTACGCAGTACTATCTCCAATAACGCCCAAACAACTCATATATTTATCAAGCGTAACCGCCGCTTTATTAAATAAATTTTTCCCCTTCGTTATAAAATTCACTTTTTGCTTCGTTATTGCATTATCCTGCATGCCAGCGGTTGAAAGCGCACCCGCGCTATTCGCGTTAGCTGCTATTGCCTCAATAACAGAAAGGGAAGCATGTGCATGCTTCTTACTCACTGCGTCCGCCAAATTCGCATCCGTTTGCGTGTACGTATCAAGCGTGTCCTTATTCGAATGAGAGTGCTGCAACGCCACAGCCCCGTCATAAGCCGTTTTCAAAGCTGCCGAAAGCAAACCCCTGACCGAAGTCGTCGCGTCCGGTATAGCCGCAATTACCTCAGTCATGTTAATATATATTGCCTTAAGCTTCTGAGCCGTTGTATCGAACGCCGTGTACACAAAATTAACAATCGTACTCAACCGCTTTTCGGCGTGAAATAAATTCGAGTCGTAAAGCGAGGGACTCGTCCCGCCCGCGGGATCCATCCATATATCGTATTCCCCGTCAGGAACTCCCGTCCGGTAATATCTTCCCAAAATCGTGCTGTGTTCGGTTAACGCCAGCGCGCCGTCCGGGTACGTGCTGCCATTCGGCACAATCCATACCTTCGCGTTCTGTAATGGCGAGCCGCTGTTTGTTCGTAAAGTCGCTATGTATTTTGAAGTTGCCATTTTCCTTATTTCCTATATTTCTTGTGACATACTAATTTCTGAAATCGGTGTAATTACCGGTGCGCTGTTGCTGAAATCAACCTCCTTGAGGCTCCTGAATTCTATTACCAATAAATCAGTAAAGTCCAGAGTCGTAAGGTGCTTCGGAGTAACACGCATATAAAACAATACGTTATTGCCCGATGAATCCTTAAACGGCTGCCCGTCATTATGCGCCCACAACTGCACTTACTGGATACCTGTTTAACATAATCATATGCTGTTCTTCCAACTATCCGCTGTATCTCAGTAACTGTTGATTCTGCGCTCGTTAAGGCATTGTTTCTGAGTGATGTCAACAGAACACCATGACCGTGTATTTTTTTATTGGGGATTGAAGCATCCGGTATTTTTGAAGAAATGACAGAATTAGATTGCAAGCCAGAAGAACCTAAAGCCCCGGAACTATCAGAATTTGCCGCAACAGCTTCAACTTTGCTTAAGTTAGAGTGTGCATGCTTCTTGCTAACTGCATCAGCAAGGTTAACCTCTGTCTGAGTATATGAATCGAGGGTGCTTTTATTTGAATGAGAATGTGAGGCTGTTACAGCAGCATCATATGCCGTTTTAAGCGCTACAGAAAGCAAACCACGAACGGAGGTTGTTGCATCTGGAATAGCAGCAATAACCTCAGTCATATTGATAAACGCCGCTTTAAGTAGTCCGGTACCCAAATCGAAAGCATTTGCTATGAAATTTGAAATAGTTGTTAATCTAACTTCGGCATGATAGATATTTTGGTCATATAGCGATGGAGTACTTGCTCCGGCTGGATCGATCCAAATATCATATTCTCCGTCAGATACACCAAGGCGATAATATCTCCCCAAAATGGTCGCATGTTCAGATAATTCAAGTGCCCCGTATGGATACGTGTTACCCGTTGGAACAATCCATACACGTGCATCCTGTAAAGGAGTTCCCACGTTTGTTCTTAGTGTCGCTACATATTTTGATGTTGCCATATTATCATTTCCTATATTTCTTGTGCCATACTAATTTCTGAAATTGGAGTAATTATTGGTGAACTGTCGCTAAAATCAACCTGACTCAGACTTCTAAACTCAATAACCAATATATCTTTAAATACCAGTGTTGATAAATTCCTGGGCCGGACAGTCATAAAAAATAAAACCTCATTACCTGATGCGTCTTTGAATGGTTGTCCATCCGAATGTTGATAGAGAATAACATCTTTTTTGTTGAATTGGTAAATTTCCTCAAATTTACTGCGCCGTTCAGTGCTGGTAGGATATTTGAACAAATAAACTATGCCTGAAAAAATCCAATAATCACCCCTATCGAGAATTACTCGTTTAGCGCTAAGCTCACTCTCAATAATTGTTTCCTTTGCTTCAGCGTCGTTTTTATCGCCGACCCAATGATTAAGAAGAACATTTGTCTCGTTCACTAATCCAAAATTGGCAATGAACTTTGGCGCATCATTTCCAAAAATGCTGTTGTTTATCATGAAACCTTCCCAATATTTATTCCTTCGAATGTGGTAGATGAATTAGTATAATCCTTAACTAATTCAGTTAATAGAAGAATTGTTCCATCATCTAAAACCAAATCCTTGATGAAATTGTAGTTAATCCCGAACATGTTTCCTTTTACAAACTGCAAATTTTGAGTTTTGTGCCGTATGTTATACCAAAAATCAGCAAGAAATTTGTTCATGGATGTATAAATCTGTCCGCCATTTAGATTAGGGTCTGAAACACCAAAAATTTCTTTGAGACCATCGCTTGAACCTCCTCTTTGAACATTGGCAAGCAAGAAATGTGAATCTCCGGGAGGATCATAATCAAAAAACATACCCCACAACTTTAGTTCAAGTGATTGTCCGGATATTTGTGATAAAGACGCATCTCCGGCTCCTTCTACACTCTGAGCGCTATTTGTTCCGTATGCAGTAACTTTTACATATTCATACTTTTGAGTCTTATAAAACGTATGCTTTGACAATATTATCCCAGCACTTTGTCTTTCATTCCCAGTATTAAAAATCATCTTTTTGAAAAAGGGTTTTTGTGCGGATAACATACCAGAAATTGAAGCGAATGAGATGCATAATAGCTTTAAATAATCTGCAAGTGATGAACATCCCGCAGCATCGGCAAGACCAGTAGTAACACAGATATCTGCATGAAATTTCAATTCACTCGATTTGATATCAAATAGTGGATGAGATATGTTTGGATCAGTACTAAAGTTCCAATCAGATTTGATATCGACTGTACTTATGGATGAATCTACTTTCTGAAATATTTTCAATAAGATCGAGGGGAACGGTTCAACTCCATAGGTCTGAAAACCAGCTGGATTATAGAGACCGCCAGTGTCATCAGTAAGTTTTAAAGTATTGAGTATATCCATTTTGGGAGCGCATGAGAATTTTACTTCCTTAGTCCCTTCATCATATTCTATTGTATCCGGTATGATGTTGCCTTCAAATTCGAGTACACTATTCACGTAGAGCTTTACTATGGCTTCAATATCATTATCGGGTAAGAAGAATAAATTGTGTAATGTATTGTTCTTCTCCTGAAGAGAAAGATCATATTTTGCCGTCGATATCAGTGAGTCTGTTAAATCATATGAAATACCCAGAGTACCCCATTTACTAACAAAAATCCCCTCATCATTAAATTTCAAGTTCATATTAGTTACAGAATTTGGGAACTCCATTGTTATACGAATGGTATCATTAGTGTTTATTTTCTCAGTTGGAGATGTTAAAAATATAGTACCCATTAATTAAACCTGCTCTTAAATTCTGCAGCTTTTTTGTTTGTTAGATAGATATCCCGTCCCTGAATGGTACCATCTACAGCTATTTTTAGTTTGCCAGTTCCACTGTTGCCGGTAATTAAATTAACATTCAAAGCCTGTACAGCAGTTTGAATATCCTTTAATCCGCCTTCTAAATTACCGGAGGCTGTTCTTTTTACTGGGCCGGTTAATCCGGCAGGAGTGGGGGTACTATCTGTTCCCCCAAAAGGATTTACTATCCCAAGAGCTTTACCAAGATTAGTACCGAGGTTGGGCGATATTAAATTTAATCCATTTACAAGTAGTTGAAACTCAATCCATTGTTCTATCATTTGAGCTATACTTCTTGCAAAACTTTTTGCCATTGAATTAAATACAGTGGAAAGCCTCAAATCCGCAAGTCTACCTCGCTCTTCGATCTGATCATACATCGAATCAAAACCAGATTTTATGACATCCTGTGCTCTTTTCGCGTTATCAACAGCTACCGGATGATCTTTCTTAAACTTTGTTGTATTGCTTTCAGATTGACCAGAGGCATAAGCACTCACTTTACTGCTATTTTCCTGAATACCATTTGCAGCATAACCACTTACATCGAGTAATGCTTTCTGATCTTTCGGATGCGCAGCGTTCCACTCTTTTATTTTTTCGTTTTTTTGCTCTAACGCATCAATTTCAAGCCGTAATTGCCTATCAAGATATTCCGCATATAGGCTAATAGAAAGTTCATGATTCTGGATACGAGTGTCCAATAATCCTTTTTCGAGACTCATTACTTCGGAGATGTAATTTTTCTCAAAATCGATTTCTTTTTGATGTTCTTCATCCAGTATGTTGGCAGCTTTTTTGAAATATTCATCGTTTAGCTTATCCAGCTCATCTTTGCGTGTTTTTTCATCTTTAACCGATTTTTCAATGATGTTTTTTTGTTCTTTGTACCACAAGTCGTTAGCTGCTATTTTTTTATCAATACCTTCAATCATGGCATCGATCTGGCGCTTTTCGGAAGCCAATGAAGAATTAACCATTTCTTCATCAATTTTAGAAAGCTTGATTTTTATATCATTTGCGGCATCAACGCGCTTGGAGCTATCTTTAATGTAGTCTAAGGATTTAGGATTGGCGATGTTGAGAAGCAATTCATTCCAGGCTTTTATTTGGTCGCTCCAGGAAGCTTTTTCCGCTTCTAATTTCTTAGAAAGAGCTGATATTTTATCGGTAGCACTACCCTTTGAATCTGAGCCACCACCGTCGTCTACCTTCTTACTTCTTGTTTTATAAAGTTCCTTTTGAGCTTCATTGACTTTCTTAAGCCATTCTTCAGTGTTTTTCTCTTTTTTCCCGTCGAAGTTTATGAGATTCCCCTGAATGCCTTTATTAATTGGGTCTATTTTTTCGTGCCAAGCTTTATTGAAATTTATGATTTGAGATTTCAGATCATCGAATAACTTACCAGGATGACCTGCGTTCTTAATTACTGCAGCAAAAGTACTTCCCATCATTCCAAAGGCAAATCCGAGTCCCAGGATAACTTCAAATAACGACGCACCGGCTATTGTCATTACTTTGATAAAACCGGTTAATAAATTCATCCCGGATGAACTGTTTTCGCTTTTCGTTGCCATTTCGTCAGCAGCATCAAGATAAGGTCGTATTGCTTGTCCTACAGCTTCACCAATCGATAACTTGAGATTATCGAAATGAACAGATAGTGACTCAATTGAATCAGCCAATGATTTTTGCTTGTTTTTAACATCATCCATTGTTAGTCCTGATGCTTTTAGAATAGCTTCAAGACGGATTTGTTTTTGAGTTTCAGCATCAAGATTATTAATTGAATCCCCATGAGCCTTGGCACCCTCTTTTACAAATTCATTAAAAATACCTTTCTGAATACCCAATGACTTGAGGGCTTTGACGTTTCCTTCAGATGCCATAGTAACTTTTTGGAAGCCTTCCTCGGTGGATGTGCCATAAGCTTCAGCGGCGTTCTTTGCTAAAAGGAATAAAATAGGTTGTTTTTTAATCGACACACCAAGGTCAGTTGCCTGGTTAGATAAGCGAATCAAATCGCCTTGCTTTACTGTGTTAGATGTTGCCTTTTTGAACAACTCGATATCTTCGGTTGTCCCTTGAAAATAGTTCCTCATCTCTTCGACTTTTGCAAATTCCTCAACCGATTCCTTTAGATAGTCGAGAACCTTTTTTGCCGCATAAAGACCACTAACCCATTTAACCATGGAACCGAGTGCAGAATCCCCGCCAAATAGTCTTGAGAATATTCCTCCTTTAGCTTCCTCTTTTGGCTCTGCTGAACGCTTAAAATTAACAACAGCTTCTTCACATTTCGCTAAGGAATTTCTCAATATCTCCAATTGTCCCAGGGGAGCACCCATCTCAATTTTTTCCTGCAACTTAGCCCGGAGACGGGAAGCAAGAGCTTCAATTTCGGTAATACTTTTTTTGGCAAGCATATCATTAAAACGTAGTGAGCTGCCACTAAAGTTTTTTTCAATGCGTTGGGCAGTGGAAGCCATATTCTGTTCTGCTTTTTTTACCTGAGCTTCCAATCCCGCCAAACGGGGTTCGATATCAATTATTAATTTTCCGACATCTTCCATAACTACCTAAAATTTATTCTCGGCTATGCGTTGTTGTACATCATCTGATAAACGGCGCGCGGCATCCTCAGCCGTTTCAAGACTTAATTCGTTGCCTAATTTGAAATTGTTAATGTTGGGGACTTGTGACAATAACCAGTAGTATTGTCTGATTGAAAGTTTGCCGATAGTATCGACTGTTAAAAAGGCATATGTGCTTAAGAGAAGAGCGCTGCTAACTTCCTCAGAAACGGGAGGTGCTTTTTTTTTTCATCGTCTTCGCTGACGACAGTACTGGTTTCCAGTTTCATGATAGTTTCAACGTATTCAAATAACTTATCCTCCGGTATCATTTTAACGAATTCAGAGAAGATGATATTTTCGTTTTTAATCTTGAAGGAATTATATAAAAAGTACTGCAATACAAACGTGTTGCTGGTATTAAAATGCGTGACTTCCTGACGGGAATATTGTCTGCGCATTTCACTCATGATAAGCGCGAGACGTTCTTCCTTATCCACAACCGATTCCTGGATAATTCGGATATTATACTTCCTGAGATAGGATTCCATTGCGCTTACATCCGAATCCTCTTTTGCGCGCTCGGAAAAAGCATAATATTTCCCATCATTTAGGAGCAGTTCTATTTCGCGTTTTTTAATCATGGTTTTTGTTTTTTTAGTACTGCCCCGGGACCGTAATCCCGGGGCTGATTGATTTTTAATCAGTTAACTTACGCCGGTGTGGCGTTTGAAGTCTTAACAAGCGAGCCTGTTCCCTCAAAGTTTCCGGAGAGTTCCGTCGAATTGGCACCGGTAACTTTTGCTCCGGTCTTAAACGATTTAAAAATCGCGGTACCTGAGTAATAGTTGTTCGCATCGATATCGAGTTCTACGGCATATGATTCTCCCAGTGGGGCCATTGCCGCGCCGTCATAGTCAAATCCTTTCCAATCGCCTTTCCAATCCTTATGTCCGGAAATTCCTTTTTCTTTCCAATCGCCGCTTTCAGAATCAGTGGTTTCACTGATCTCGGAATCTGCATCGAGATTCCATTCGGTGATTGGGATGATTCTCTGAACTGTTCCGCCGGTGGTATACGTTTGTGAGGTTGTAAGCTTCACCGTAAACGTGGTTGTGGTAGGTGCACTTGCTACCAGCATCCCTTTTCCGCCGTTATTCAAATCAGTCATACCGGCAACCGATTTGTTAAGAATAAACTGTCCGGCGACAAAACCATGAGGCGTTGATGTTGTTACTGTAACGACACCATTTGCATAGGCAACACTGGCAATGCTAACTGCCGAACCTAATTTGACTCTGCCCGATTTACCATTTAATTTGTTCATATAAGCTCCTATCTGCTAAGTTTTGAAATTTCTGATTCAATCTTTTTCTCAATCGATATTCTAAATTCATCCAGCTTTTCTAGGAAAGCCGAAAGTTCGATTTTTGCTTCAAGCTTTGTTTCCAGGACGATTATCCGACTGTTCATCTTAATCCAAACAGCAATAATAGAACCTGCTAATCCAAGGACCGCAACCGTTGAGCCGATTAATTCTGCTGATACCTGTATGTTCATATTGCAATCGATAATGAAGTTTGTAATTGTGGAATTAGTTTGATATTCCCGTTCTCAAAACGGATACGTGAAAGGACATTATTTGTCCAGTGCATAAATAAAATTTTTGTGTTGTATGAAAGACTGACAAATGGATCCTTTTGAAATATGTCATTTTCATAACTGAAACTGTATCCCGCACCAATCAGAATACTCGGCAGTTTTACCGTCTCATGGACTACCTGATTTGTTATTGTTTTTTGTAACGATACAAAATCAGTTTCCTCACTAATTATAAACTTAGAAGCCGGATGGAGTGGCAGCGGAGAATTAAATAATGCTTTAACATGGATATCGCCGGAGAACATACCTTTTGAATCACTGAAATGAAATACAGTATCACCGGTGGCGTTGTAACAATAATCATTCAAATTAGGGCTAACCTGGTGCAGGGAATCTTTTAACTTGGCTTCCCAGTAAGCTTTTGCCTCCGCATAAATACTATCAACGTTCGCATGATAATAAACGTATGCCGGCTTAGTGCTTGCGCTGAAGGTCGGAGCTACTGTTGCTGTGGCCGATTGATGAACCTTACTCGTATCAATCGTTACTGTTTGATTTACGGGGCTATATTGCTTTTCAGTATAAGCTTTGCCAGTGAAAAATCCACCGGCAAACGTACCGGCAAGAACAAAAAAACACACAATAAGAATGATTCCTGTTTTATTCATCAGCTTACCCCATCATACTTATTGAAAATTGAATCAAACGTATATCCGGTGGTAAATACAACTATCAGGTCGACGTTTCCGCCGGTTGATAATTGAAAGTGATAAGCTGCAAAAGCGACGGTGGTGGCAATAAACGCAATAACCGTATTTTTCGGATGATCCCTGAAATAGTCTTTAACTTCGGTTATCGTTTCGCCTTTTATCTCTTTTTTCAAAAAGTGAACGAGCATTCCGGCTAAACAGATCAGGTACTGACCGAGTGGAGAAAATACTATATCCTTCACGCTTTTTTCTCCTTCGAAGAAGCAACTGCAGGTTCCGGTTCAAGATTTTCAGGAAACGAAAAGTCTTTCTCATTCAGCAGCGTGTACGTAAAATGGTTACCATACCGGCGCAGCTGCTCTTTAACCAGATTCATCACTTCGTTAAAGTCATCAATCGATTGAAATACTTGGCATCCTGCGGAGAATTTTCCAACGGAGCCGGTAACACCGGTACGCTGTGCATGATGGATGTTGATACCATACATGCCTTTTTCAGTCTTTCCAAAATCAACTTTATTATCCCTGTTTGGGTCACGATAAACCGTGACGGGTCCTAATCTCTGGCATAAGGCAAGATAGTCGCCATGGTGAAGATCGTACTGATAAACCGGATATTGTCCTTCGGCAAGAATTGCGGTACCATCTACGTTAACGGGATTGTTCATATAATAACGGCCAGGGTCGGTTGTTATCGCGAACAAATGAAAACTCTCATTGCCATCGGCATCGTTATAGAAAACAACAAGAATATCATCAAACTCATTGACTACACCGGGATTTGAACGAATCCCGATAAGATTAAGCTCACAAGGTTGCGTGGCAACTTTGTAGCCTTTCTCCGTCAATATTCTTTTTATTTCACCAAGTTGATAATTTTTCATGTTACTTCCTTTTAAGGATGCTCCCGGGGAGTGCCGAACCCGGGATGGAAAATCCATTGTGCATCCAAATTATTTTTTTGAATTCTTTTTCTCAGCCGGGGCATCCACATTTACGGGATTATCTTCACCGCTTTTTTCAACAGGCTCGGTTTTCTGCTCGAGTAAAAGTTCCAGATCGGCAATTTTCGCGGTAAGTGATGCAATCTCTTTGTTCTGGTCAGAAAGTTCTTGACATTTTAATTCGGCATATTTCTTTGAAGTTTCCAGTTCGCTTTCAAGAAATTCAACTCTCTGCTGTTTAAGATCGAGGTCTTCTTTCAATTGTTTGTTAACTTCGATAAGCTCAAATACCTCAATATCGTGTTTATCCTCAATCATTGTATAGACGCTACCATCGGTGGGCTGAACTAAATGAGGAATTGTCTGAGCATAGCTTTCTTCAAGTTCGACCACTTCACCCGGGAAGACCATGGTTTTATCGTTCATGAAGGTAGCTGTAACAAGATATTTCTTTTTCATATAGCACTCCTGCTTTTTTAAATTTCTAAATTCTTAACTATCCTCATGCCCTCTGGTAAAGAGAGGGCATGAGAAATAGTCAACTATGCAATTGCATTCTCAATGAAAAATCCAAGGTCGTTTGCGGTGATGAGTTCTTTCACGCATTCACCGGCTTTAACTATCTGGGCGCCGTTTAATCCAACTTTCTGATCAAACCACTGGTAAGCAGCTTTCGCACCAAACTGTGCGGTAAGAGCAAAGGTTACTCGGTTGGTTGTATCGGCAAGGAGGTCACGAGCGATAAGTGCAATATGTTTTCCCCATACGCGGCTTAAGGAAACGGTTTGTCCTTTTTTCGCGGTGTTAATAAATCCCTGACCAACGAGCAAGTCGTCAAGTTCAAAAAGATCCGCTACTTGTTTTCTTGAAACAATACCTTGTGTTCCGGCATTACCAAGTATCGCTGCCACAATCTGTGGATGACTGCGAAGTTTAGTCCAGGCTGCCTGTCCGATAACCATTACGTTACCGCGCATAACCATTTTATCTAGTCCTGCCTGTATTACATCAATAGGATAGGATGTCGTCGGGTTATTAAATTGTGTGGTTGATGTATCGGCAAGGTTTATTTTATTGCCGGTAGCATAATTCGCTGCGGTAAATACAAGTCCTGCAGTACGTACTTCACGCGAAAGTGCGTTCAAATTTGCAATACCTTCAACAGCTCTTCCTAATGGATCATAGCCTTGTGGAGCGTTATTCAAATCGTCAATCGGGACAACATCTTCCAATGCATAAAGTTCACACTGGTCGGTTACTTCGGTTGCGCTGAATTCTACTTGATTTGGTGATGATTTTCTGTCTACCTTATTATCAGGCAGGGTAAATCCCTCTGCGAGATTATATCTCAGGTATTTGAATTGCTGCTGACCAACCGGTGTACGTGGTGCAACCTGGTCGGCAATTAAAGATGGATTCATGTATGCGATAACAATACCGCTTAATCTTGGGTCCAAAGGAAACGGTGCCGGATCGGCAGGACGGAGAACGATAATATCGTTGAAATCATTATCAACGCTATTCGCGTTCAGGGGAGAATTAAAGAGAGCCGCAAGCGCAACAATAAGCGCCATCAGCAATCCGTATGTTTTTTCTAAGAGTTTCATGCTAACCTCAATGTTTTAATTATGAATTTGAAAAATTGGATACCAATCTTGTATTTTATACGAACTGAGTTTCTCTCCGTTCTTCGTATCCGGGTCAGGGTCATGTATCATCTTCCCATCCCAGTAAATTGCATGCGTTCTATCTTTATGATATTTACTATCAACTATGACAAGTGCCGCCATGCTTCGTATATCAAAAGTTTCTAAAATTTTACCACGAATTATTCGGGGTTTCTGAAAGCAATAAAATCCTGTGATATATCCTTTAGTAAAGCCAAACTGAATAAATTGTCTTATTGAATACGGTCCGGTTGAATCGTTGCAAAACTCGGTAAACTCGTCTATTTCGCATTTAAATGCCGTGCATGCGCACACGGCAACACAATTAGCCGAACCGTGCTTCTGTTTCATCTAACTAAGTAGCTGAATAAGTTTTGGCAATTAAACTCGGAGCAATAAGAACACTTCCGATATCGCCGGCAACGCCGCTTTCTTCGGCAATTCCGATAACCAGTACGTCAGCTGCTGCGCGCAACTGGGTAGTAACGGTGATCGCTTTACCGTTTGAGTCAGATGTCAAAACATCACCGCGGGTTACGTTACCGCCGTACTCAACTTCGGCAACACCGACACGGGCAATATCCAAACGCGCGCCATCGGCAAAAGATGTTGTGCCGACACTACACGATACGCCAACCAGTTTATCAGTTGCGGCGCTTGCCTGAGCAACAACTCCATCGCTCGATCCAAATTTTACGATACGAAAAGGAGCTATAACTCCTGATGCCAGGTAGCATAAAATTTTAACTAAACTTACTTTTCCCATTTCCATTCTCCGGAATATTATTTAATAAATATTTTCTTGTTCAATACTGCTGCAATTGGCAACTATTTTTTAGTTACGTGGTTAACAGCCTCAGTGAAGGATATCGTGATTCCTAATTTCGCCTGCTCATTTCTGTAAGCTGTGGCTGAGTTAGCAATAGCTTTCGGGTCCTGCATGTCGACCTGATCTTTATCGATCTTAACAACCGGTGGAATTGCCGAGTTGTCAGCGCGTGAATTCAGGTTAGCTTCAACTGCCGTGAAATCCTTAATAGCGTCCTGAATGAACTGGTCTTTCATCGCCGGAAGGATTTTTCCCTTCGTGATAGCGGAATTAACCAGGGCTTCCGCTTTTTCTTTCAATTGAACAGCCGCGTTGGCTTTGAAAGCATCGAGTTCGGTTTTCATTGTGGTATATTCTGCAGCGGTAACCGGAGCACTGGCTTTCTTTGCTTCGTCAATTGCCGCATTAACAATAGCGTCAAGAGTTGCTGTTTCCGGCAAACCGTATTTTTTAGCACTGTTAGCAATTGCTGTTGTTATTTCGGCTTCCGTTGCAGTTGGCGTTAAGCCTAAAAATGCGAGGATTTTTGGATTCATTTCTTCTTCTCCGTTTGAATTAAGTTTGAAATTTTTATTGCTTTTTGAATTACCGATAGAATCGATCTCAGTATCCATGTAGGGTGTATTGGTTAACCCTACGCTATGAAGTACCGCGCCGATCTCTTTTCCCTGTTTATCGGTCTGATTGAAAAGGTAAACCGGTGATAAATATCTGAATGCCTTCCCATTAACTTTTTCTTTTCCCGCTTCTGTCCATTCAGGATATTTTATGTATAACCCGTCAGCTTGAGCTTTAACGGAATCCTTTGGACTCCATCCGGCCGCCTCGGCATTCATGCAGTATAATGACTCATGCCCGAAATCAAACAAAACATCCGTTCCTGAGTTGAGAATGTTAAGAGCCATTTCCTGAATATGTTGGGGAGTTATTTCATGTGCGCCGCAAGGATGCGTGGGGAAAGTACCGATTGGAACAACTTTGATAAATTCTGAAACTTTACCGGCATCAGTGAGTGATTCTATCTCAAGTGAGTTCGCATAGTATTTCAGAGTCTGCTGTTTTGCGTTAACGAACAAGCTGTTTAAAACTTGTTTGCTCTCTGCTAAAAATTTTCTGAAGAATTTCATCGATGTTCCATACATTTTTTATTCACGAAAATCACGAAGCAATATTACACACGCTCTCTACTATTTGAAAATGGTTCCAATTCATCTATAATAGATGAACATGTTGTTATACAATGGCTTAGACCTACTTCTTACATTTGCACATCGTTTAATTATAGGTATGATATGAAACCCTTTTCTCCTGATACAATTGCCAAAATAAAAGCCTTATACGTCAATGAGGGTAAGTCGGCACTTGATATTTCTAAAAAATGTCACGGTCAGCCGTCTTCGCAAACAATATCCGGATGGGTTAAAAAATATGATTGGAATAAATTGCGGGATGAATATCTCAACGAAAAATATGAAGAGCTTTCACCGCAAAACATTGCGCAAAAAATTCTTCAAAAAATTCATCACCTGCTCAATCAGGATGTAAAGAAGTTTACAACAAAGGATGCGGATGCTCTTGCCAAACTCCGCGTCAGTATGGAAAAGCTCACCGATAAAAAGTATCAGATTCCCATGATGTATGAAGTCTTGACTCAGTTCATTGAGTTCCTTACCGGCAATTATCCCCAGTACGTTAATGACGAATTTCTCAACGTAGTCAGGCATTTCAAGAATGAACTCAAATCGAATCTTGAGGATAATACCCTGATTCACATTAAAAAGCGGGAGCCTAAAAATGGGTAATATTTACCGCGAAGAAGATGAGCAGTTTGAGCAATTTCTCAGGCGGGCTGTAACCCGCTGCTCCGAAACCGAACTTACCGAAGAAAATCGGAAAGAACGCCGTGCCCGGTGTGATAGCGATGAGTTCGAGTTCTGCCGCGAATATTACCCGGAGATATTTTCCGGTCCCTGGAACGAACTCCATCATCATATTAAATCTCTTGAATCAGGCGAACATGGTATCGGTGGATGCCGTTTCTTTGGTAAAACTACCTATGGCATATTTGGTAAAATAGTCAAACGCATAGCCCTTGGTGGCATCGGTCTCATAGGACTTGCTCTCCGTGATGAGGATGACGCGAAAGAACGCACATACCTCATTTACCGAAAGATCAAGAAAAACAAAAAGCTTTGCTATGATTATCACATCAATTTCCAGCAGGAGAAAAAAGGATTTTACATCATCAACAACAAATCTTTCGTAAGTCTCGGTATGAGAGAGGGATTGCGTAACTGGTTTGATGATAATATGAAACGCTTTGAACTGATTGTCTGTGACGATTTATTTAACCGGCAAACGGTTTCATCCGAAGTGGATAATGAAAAGGTTTATAATTTCGTTACCTCTGAGTGTTCGGGACAGCTTAATCCTGATGGTTTACTCTTATGGTTTTTTAACCTCATTACGGAAAAATCTCCCGGCTCAAGGTTTGTTGAAGATCGTCCTGAATCTTGCTTTACACTTCCCGCGTTAAATGATAAGGATGAAACAAACTGGCCCGGCTCGTTCTGGACAACTGAGCAGCTGCTACTTAAAAAAGCAAAAATCCCACTTGAGGTTTGGCTTGGTGACTGGATGAATCGACCCGTACAAATAGGTGAATTCCTCAAAACTGAGTGGCAAACATTTGTCAATATCAATACTCTGAATATAATTGCCACTATCGGTGCCATGGATCCATCCTACGGTAAATCTCCATCCGCGTGTCTGAAAGGCGGCGTTATATTAGGTTTAACGGATAAAGGGAAATCCGTACTGCTTGATGTGTACGCACGAAAAGAGGATTATTGTTTTGTTTTTGATTGGTTTAACCGATGCCGTCAGTTGTATCCGGCATTCAAGGCAATTCTCTGGGAGGATGATTTTGCCCAGTGGACTACCGCTATGCCATATTATAATGATTGGGTTAAACAGACAGGTTTACGGTTGCCGATTATCAGGTTTTTATCCAGCTCGCTTAAAACCGAGTTTTACGGTTCTGATAAGATAGGTAGAATAATGAATCTTGTTTATCCTTATCAAACGGCAAATATCATCATAAATGAGGATATAAAAGCCTCTCCGGATTTTAAGGTTCATAATACACAATACATTTCATTTGGTCGCGCTAAAGAAAAACTCGATGTGCTTGATGCCGAAGCCTCCGCGTTTATCATGCTCCCCGGTTATGTGGGTAATCAAACTATCAAAAATTTGAAAGAACGGAAATACGCGCGCTCCCGTAATTCAAATTGGCTTCATAACAGATAATAAAGGATTTTACGATGTTACAGGTAAATAAAAATTACGGCATAGTTGGAGTTGCTTTTACTCCTGATTTTTATAAACGTGCTTTTCTGCAGTGGCAGCTCGGTATTTACCGCGATGTATACGCGCTTATTGACCGCGCTGAATGTGACGGATTTATCGCGGGATGCCTTACGGCGAGACATTCGGGCTATAAACGGAAATATCAGATATCGGCAGTAAGTGACGATGCCACGGATCAGAAAACAGCGCAATTTGTTAATGATACTTTTGAAAATCTCAATATGCGCGTTCTGTTCGAGAATATCATTGAGGCAAAACTTAAAAAGTATTCGGTTATTGCTCTCAACTGGGAAACTGTCGATAATCAGCAGGTTGTCACTTCATTTAAGTTTTACGATCAAAAGTATTTCCGTATCGATCCAAAGGATGAAATACTTAAGATCGATATGGGATCGAATCTTATTCCAATTGAACCCGATAGTGCTCTGATCATTGAATATCATAAAAAAATGATTATGCTTACTATTCTTAAAGCATTCATCCGTAAGGAATTTGGAGAAGAGTCCTGGTCATCATTTCTTGAGATATTCGGTGAGCCGTTTATCTGGGGAGAATATCCTCCGGGACTGGGAGATAAAGAACGGGAAAACCTTGAACAGGGAATTCAGCAGCTTGGAGCATCCGCACGTGCTGTCGTTCCACAGGGTTCAAAAGTAAATATTACCGAAGCCACACGGAGCACGGCCGATCATAAAGATTATAAGGAAGATGTTAAAACGGAAATCTCCCTTGCTCTGCTCGGTCATGAAAAAGCTGCAGGAACTCAGCAAAAAGGACTGCAAGTGGGAGGAAATAACGATGCGTTCCGTGTTACCCAGCATATTGCCATAGACGATATGGATTTTATCGAGTCGGCAATTCAACCTTTAATCAGGATGCTCGTAAATCGTAACTTCCCGAATATCCGGAAATATCCAAAACTCGTGTTTGATAAATCCGATGCCGCAGACCCAAAAGATAAACTTGCCGCGGCGCAACTTGCTTTTAACGCAGGAGCGGAAATTGACGCATCATTTTTTGATGATTTCGGAGTGCCGATTTTAAATAGAGAACAACCATTAAAAGTTACTCCATTATTCCCCGGAGATCAGGTTTTATGATTTCGCCCACGTTTAACGAAAAAAGCCAGGGAGGTATAAATGTCCCAGTTTTCCCCCTGCCTGCCGTAAAACGCACCACGAACGCATTGCGAACGCTTTCAGTTGAATATATTTTTAAATCCCGGTACCGTACAAAACTTAATTTTCGGGAGTCTTAAAAAATTATGGAATATTATTCCCGTTTAGATGCCCTCCTGGATGCCCTCAAAAGTCAGAAACTTTTGAATAAACTTGCCCTCGGTGTTGAGAGGATAATTCTGGACCGTACACGTAAGGGAATGGATGTTGACGGACAGTCTTTTACCAATTACTCGGAGCCTTATAAAAAGAAACGTGCCGCTGCTCAACTTAACACGTATCCGGTGGATCTGTTTTTTGACCATACGTCCGGTATGCTTACCAAAGTAGATCATGTCATTAATGCTAATATGGAATCCGTCCGTGTCCTTATCAATGACCCGGAGAAAGAAAAGATTGGCGGATATCATAATACATCGGGAGCGGGCAAGAGTAAAGTAATCCGTAAGTGGTGGGGAATCAAATCAAGTGAGGAATTGGAGAAACTGAGAACTCTCGCTATCGATACTGTGAAAATGATAATTAAAAATTTTTAGGAGCATGTTATGTTTATAGACAAAGATTTTGTAAAAAGTAATTTCCCGCCCTGGTCAAAATACTGCGTTGATGAAAATGGGGATACTCAGGATTCAATCCTTGAAAGCTGCATTCAGCTTGCTGAGAAGAAATTGCTTACTTACGTCAAAGTGGATGAGTCTACCATAACCGATAGCCTTATTCTCGACCTCTTCAATATCGTTCGTTATAATTGTTTTGGATTGATTCAGGGAGATACCGAATTTAAAGAGCCTCCCCAGATCGTAAAGGACTTTAATGCCACTATCAAAAATCTTGAGCAATATAAATCAGGCGAACTGCGTATTGAAGGAGCTCCCACAAGCGGAGTAAATAAGGTAACCATCAAAAGCAAACCTCGTTTATTTGGCTCCTACTTCAATCCTACGGGTCCCATTGATCCTGAAAGGGGGTTATACTGATGCTTAATACTCAATTAGCCATCCTTGCGTATTTGAATTATGGCAAAGGGACGTATTTCCCGTTTGTTAAAACAATTAAAAAATACCGGGGTGAAATTGCCAATGCGGCAGCTCAGGAAGAAAAGATAAGAAAGTTTGCTGACCCGCTTCCGGGTATCTATATTCTCGGTATCGACTCAAACCCGATTGCCGAAATACAAAAAAGTCAGTTTGATTTGCTGGTAATAACCGAATCACGGGTATTTGACATCGAGAAAAAAGAATATGATAATTTTGTAATTATCGAGAATGTAACAAAATTTATTAGTGAAGTGCCGGGATGGATGTACAATAATAAGCCCTACGGCATTGATAGAGAAAAGGTAAAAGTGAAGACACTGCTATCGGATGCACGTTTTGTCATCTTTAGTATTTCACTTTTTATCGATAACCTCTATAACTCCGAGTACATCGCCCTTACCGGCGACCCGCCTTACATCCCCACACTATCCCAAATTAATATGACCTGACCAGTCATAAAAAAGAAGCCCCGAAATTCGGGGCTTCTTTTTATCGTACTTGCTACAAATTGAACAACTATGAGTTAAGACTTTTTCTGCAACTGCTCAACAGCTAATTTGAATTTATCCATGGACATGCAGTCTTTTCCGTCAAAGTCGCATGTACAATCACATAATGAATCGAATACTTGTTCAATCTCTTTTTCCAAACTTTGCTTTTCCTCAAACATTTTACTGCCCACATCTGAAAAACCGACATTCTCCCCATCAGCCATTATTTTTTGATATAATTTCAAGCAAGTATTTGCCAACTGAATTGTTTCTTGAATTAACCTTTCTTTATATGTAAACGAATGTCCGCAAGCCTGACAGGATATTTTATTATCCTGGTTAACTTCAAAAACTCTTTTTTCAAATTTGAACTCAACTATGCTCTTGTGGAAAGTATCAAAAACCGCAATCACATCTGTTAACATTCCTGGGATATGTAACTGAGTGTTTATTGATTTACAACTGGGACAACTAAAAGGAACTTCCTTATTTGCCACTTTTTACTCCTGACTTCTTAATTTTTCCGAAGCGTACTTTCATATCCAGTTTGAACAAAAGCTTTATTGCATACCACAAACGCGTATACCAGGGTGATTTCATAAGTGACCTGATCATATCATTCATTTTATAATCGGTCATTCTGTCAACGGTTTTATGAACTTTTTTAACTATTCTTTGATTCACGCCGTTTCTCCTTCGTTTAATAATTCATTTGAGCGTTCATCTCGCAAAAGGGCTACTCCCTGAGCGGGGTGAGGAGCTTCTAACGATATCTTCAATTTCCCATCCATTCCGGATTCAACGAACCGGTTAATAAAAAACGGATTGACTTCCTGCATGTCTTGACCTAAAATCTGACTGCTGAACAAATCGAGAACGTGGATGAATTTAGATAACTGATTTCCGCTTCTTCCTTTTGTATTTGCCTCCGCCCAGCCACCTTCGGCATGCATAATAGCGATGTATTGCTTTTCGGTTACCTTAATGCCATAGTATAACATTAGCCACGCGGTTTTACTATCCATACCGATATGATTAAAAAATCCAATCCGATAGCGAAAGCTTGGTCTCGTTTTTCCGTCTGCTTCGGGTATCCATTCAAATGCTATCGTCTTTGAAAAGTCATGCAAAAGAATAACGACGACGATATCTTCGAGAGTGAAATCCATACCGGCGGATTTATAGGTATAATACAATGTCGAACCAAGCAAATACATATCCTGTAAATGCCGTAAATAACCACCCTCCCACCAGTGATGATGACCAGTACCTGCGGGAATTTCGTGTAATAAAGCCGGTTTCGTTGTATGAATATGAAGCGGACAATCGGCACTTTCAAGGTCATTATAAGCCGAGGCAATTTTATCGCGGAGAATGGGGTCTGCAATTGTATCCAACATTTCTTCTAACATTTCATTCTTAATAACCATATTAAAGCCACCTTTCTTTGGGTTCGGTATATTGAATACCAGTTATTGTATAAAAGTCTTTTTCAAGTTTTACGGGAATAATCTTTTTATTCTTTATCAGATTTCCGTCTTCGCATCTGAATCCTCTCCGGAGAAGTTCACGCATGATGTTTTTGCAATACGTATCAGACCCGGTTCTTATAAGCAGAATCAGTCCGAAATTATTTTCATTCGCAATGAACAGATCGAGTTTTATTCCTTCAGGCAAATTGATTTGTGTGTATTTCCCCAGTGCATTGCCTTTAACGCGCTCCATAGCATTCACGTATTCAACGAACTCCGGGAGAGGTTGTAACTGGTGGATGGTTTCAAATAAACCGTCTGACGTTACCGCTGTCTGCTTTGGAGCGCATATGATTTCAATATCCTTAACTTCCGGCTTTTGTCTACGGAGACTTCCACCTATCTTTATTTGCGTACACATCGGCTTCAAATCTTTGTAATACCTCAAAGCAATATTCAGGGCTAATTCGTGCTGCATTATGCCCGTTCCTTTTTCTGTTCGGCTGTAATTACCATATAAAGTGCCTCCACCATTCGTTGTGCGACAATTGGTACTACTGCGTTCCCGATAAATTTTTTCTTATCAGCTTGACTTCCGAGCAATATATAATCATCATCGAAGCCCTGAATTTTTAATAATTCCGGTACTTTCAGCATACGCATGGAAATATCAATAATGCCGTAAGCCGCCATGAACAACTTGATTCTCTTGACAAATTCAGAGTCGCTTGCATATATCTCAATTGCCAAATCTCCGGACTCCATCGAAATTAAATACGGAGGCCGTTTATCCATTCTGGCTATGAGCGTAAAGGCAGGATTATCAACTGAACTTCCTTTACTTGCATATTGAGGATTCATCAAATAATGATATTTCCTGTTGGCAAGTATTGTTCTTGCGGGTTCATCAATAACGTTTCCGGTATTCCTGAATGACGTATCCATTATCCAGGGCTGAATATTCAGATTGACAAGAGCGGATTGATTTTCCGTTGTTATGGTATAGTGTGAGTCTTCGATATTCCGGGGATTTGATTTTAAGTATGAGATTAAAAATTCGGTGTTAACTATATTCAATTTTGGAACAGTCGTTATTGCTCCCGCAGGTGACTCAATACTCTGATTTTGTTTGCCCTGTCCAAATTGCAAGTCAAGAAAATGAGAACTTACAATTCCCATTCTATCTTTAGTCGTTAAAGTAGCACAAACTTCTTCAGGTGAAATTATATTCTCACCGGTACCGTAGTATTTTATAAGATAATTCGGTTGAATAAGACTCATACCAACACGGCAAGTTAATGTAGCAGCGGGATCATCGATGCTACTGCCCTTGTTTACGTCTGTATTATTACAACTGCTGTAATATTTAGCGAGAAAAGCAGGTTGAATTAAGCCAATTCTGTTCTGTGTGGTAATGGTAATAGCCGGATCATTAATACTATTTCCGTTATTGATACCGGTAATGGCGTTATTGCCCATCCATTTAGTAAGATATGCCTCACTTCCATTGGCGATAAACTTAACCAAACCGGCATAAATGCGTTTATAAGTGTTTTCCGATAGAGGTTTATCTCTGAAAATACTACTTCCTTTATCCTGGAAATCAAGACATTCCTTGACTGGTTTCCATTTTTTTAAGCCGGACATATCTGTTTTTTTTGTATGGGTAGGTTCAGGATAAATAATAGGCATACCCGGCTTTGCAAAAATTAAGAATAATCGGATGCGTGAAGTATGTGCTCCATAATCAGCGGCATTTAAAAGCTTCTCCTGGAATACGTATCCGAGAGCTTTTACTTTTTTAACCCATTGAAGATATAAACGACCTTTGTCCTTGCTAACCGGCTTGCCGTTTTCGTCAAGGTCTCCCCACATACGAAACTCTCGTACATTCTCAATTAATAAATAATCCGGCGAAAGGTGTTTTAAATATCTGAATAGTTCATTGGCTAATGTCCTTGAATCGCGGTCCCGTGGTTTACCGCCTTTGGCATTTGAAAAATTGGTACACTCAAGCGAAGCCCACAAACAACTGATGGCATTCTCTGAAAAACTGGGCAGATGGTTTACATCAAAAGTTCTGATATCTTCATTAAAATGAATTGTCTCTTTGTGGTTAGCAGCATGACTTTGTATCGCAATAGGATCATGATTGATACAAGCGATAACCCTGGCGATTTTTTCACCGTTAAATACGGCGTTTTCAATGCCTGATGTTGAGCCACCGGCTCCGCAGAACAGGTCAATCACTTCAATCGATGTAAATAAATTTTTATTCGGCATTCTTTGATTTTTTCTTTGTTATGAGTTACTTAGTATTTCAGATTTGATTAAGGTCGTGATTGACTAAATAATCCATATTCAAATGGGTCATAATTAGTCCAGACTACCTCCTGAGATGAACTATGAAATAATCCGGTACCTTTTTTTCTTGCCGTAAACTTTTTGAATTGAGTAAGATGGTCGTTATATAGCTCATTTTCATAACCGGAAATTGCAATGCGCCCTTGTATACTTTTTACTATAGTCAATAACTCGACATGGTCGTTAATGCTCATTTCATGTTCGTATTCATTCTTGTTACAACGAACTTCATGTAAATAGGGCGGTTCGGCATAAAAAAGAGTACGTGGTGAATCAAATTTTTTAATTACTCGGCGATAATCCATATTCAAAATCTGGACTGTTTTCATTCTTTCAATAACAGCAATTAGATTTGGTAATTTAGAAAGCCATCTGGATACAGCTTCAGAAATACTTGCCCTGGTGTTATTAGTACTCATTTTCCAACCGGTTTGTCTTGACATCGTTCCATTAAAACTCATATTTACGACAACAAAGAAATTGCGTGCTCTTTCAACTGCATCTCCAACATTTATGTTATGATAACAATTAAAATATTCTTCCCTGGCATAGGGAGTTAAATAGATTTTTTTAATTAATTCATCGCCATTGTCTCGTAATACTTCAAAAAAATTGATTACGGAATTATTTACATCATTGAATGTCTCAATTTTGGAAGGTTTTTTATTCCATGTAATAATGCCGCTTCCTCCAAATAATTCAACAAAGGAGTAGCTTTCCGGCAGGAGTGAAAGAACAAAATCAAGATGATTGAATTTTCCACCAAAGTAGTTAAAAGGAATAATTTTTTTATTTGTTTGCATGGCACTTATATTTAATATCTTATTTATCTATTCGTTCTCCGAGTGATTCGCCTAAGCGAATCGTATCGAGGAGACTATTGTTTATAAAACGGGTCCGGCTCCCAGTCATGTAAGCATCGCCATCCACCGCAGTAAGTAATTACCGGAAGTGATGTTCCGTTGCTCATTCCACGTATTTCACTGACATGAACCGATATACCACGATTAGCTCGGGCAACTTCCTGAATGCAAAATTCATGACTGTTGCTTCTTAATGTTGAATCCACATAGCGCATGTAATCAACTTCACCAAGAACCGCCTTTTCTAATTTGAGATTCCTGGCATAGCCTTTTATTTGAGTTTGCGCGATAGTATCTGAGTAAAAGCTTACCGTGTCGGATATCTTTGAAACATTGGTGGCAATTTCCGCACGAGTCATATTAGTGCTGATTCCTTTTTCAAGCTGCTTTGCTATGTACTCAGTTTCTTTTTGTGAAAACTTTCCCAGATAACTTTTATTGATAGATTCCAAAGCGCGGATAGAACTCATTTCACGACTTACATCCGTGCCGATATCACCATAAATATCATTTACTTTAGTTACGAGAATATCATACTTTGAAAATATCTCCGTCGCAAATTCCTTAAAGGTTGGAGGGAAAATTGAGTCAACCAATAAGCGCAAATCGAATAAGTCGGCATCCGTATTCCGGGCTAAGTAATCAACGAGTTTAGTATCAATTACATGAATAAAATCCGATGCCGATAAACTCTTTCTCAGCTCTTCAATCTCTTTTTTGAATTCCAAATACCTTTTATTATCCACGATGCTTCCTTAATTCGAAGATCACGATTGCCATAATGAACCCGGCAGAAACATATTGCGCAACGACCGCTATTTCCCTGATGTTCATAATTCAAGCTTTGTTTGTTTAGGATTGATTTTCTTTGATCTGATATCGTCACAAAATTCTTTAAGACTTGGCAAATTTTTTCTCTCGGCGCGCGGTATCTGCATTTTCATAAAATCGTAGAGTCTTTCAAGTACCTTGTCACCGTGTATTTCCAGGTCATCATAAAACTGTTCAATTGTTTTCCAGCCGTAACCGCATTGGAGACAAAAATATCTACGGATAACGTCGTCGCGCGTCCTCTCGGTGCCGCCCAAATTGACGATTGGCACATTATAAGGTCCCTTCGGTTCGAAGTCCTTGTTCCCGCATCGGGGGCACCGGAGAGTGATCTTGGCTCGCGGCATGTTATGCTGATCTCTTTTTTTGTTCGGTTGTCTGGGCAAGGCGGTTGATAGCTGCCTGTACCCGCGGAGTAAACTTATTTGTAACGTTAAGAGTCGAATGTACCGTTGCAACTCCGAGATTTGCTTCTTGGGCAACCATGCGAACGGATAAGTTATACGCCTGCATTTGTTCACCTATGGTTGGTTTAACAACGTCTTCATCTATAACGCTCTTTCCCGCTTTGCGGGCTTCGGTCATTTTCTTTTCGACATAATCGACTATCTGCAGGGGCACTTTGCAAATGATGGCAATAGTCTTTCCGGCTTCCGGAGTTATTGATTTGCCAAAGACCTCCTTAATGTAATTAACGCGTTCACCAAAGGTCATCCAACCATTTCGCTCATTCATTTCAATGATGGTAGAACGCCATAAAGCTTCTTTTCTCGTTTCAACGTTTGTGATGAGTGAGGGGTGACCGATCAGGACAACCGAGAATAAATTCTTACTGCCTTTATAGGTCATTTCCCGAAGTTCTTTTATTGCTCTGAAAATAGAGTTATGCAGGCGGTGAGCTTCTTCAATAACCACGACCACTGTTTTCTTATTGTTGACAACAGTTTCTCCCAGCACACGGCGCAATTGCATGGTACGGGCTTCCAGGTCACGCTTGGGTGATTCATCTGAAAGGGAATAAATTATGGCATTCATTATCGAGGCAATGTTAACTCTCTCTTTGAAGAGATTGCTGACATAAATAAACTCGCAAATCGATTCCTGGTTATTGGCGCAAAGTTCGAATAAGGAACTTTTCATTGTCCCAACGGGACCCGCTAAAACGACCATCTTTTTATTGAGGAAACCGTCTTCGATATCATCGCAAAAGCTTTCGCAAGCTTTGGAATAATAATTACCCATCTTTGGAAGCCCGAAGTGACGGAGTAACCGGCTATCTATTTCTCTGTTCATAATGCTTCCTCCGGAAATTTTTCATCAATGGAACTGAAATTCAAAGGCAGCGTTTCCCACTCGGAATTATAGTCCTTACGGTACTGGATAATCAGGTACTCTTTCCGTTCCGTTATTTGTATGCTCTTATCGATTAATTCGAGAGCATCCTTCCACTCGGCATCGGTAATGTTATACGTGCGAAGAGACAAGATGGAAGCCTTATTCAGGAATCCTTTCTTATCGGTGCGGAAAACGTTATCAACAACCTGAACCAACGCGGCATTAGCACCAACGCTCCATTTTTTAACGCAGTTTTTTATCTTTATCTCTGCCAGTTGTATGTTGGCATCGAATTCAATAACGTTACTGCTCTTCTTAATCACGCGGCGGAGGTTATCAAAACTCGAAAGCTGCATATTATAAAGCTTCTCTGAGTTGGGGTCGATACCTGCAATCTTCATCAGATAGTCGGCATGCTTTTTCATCTGAGAGACGATCTTTGATTTTTCCTTAGCCATTTGCCGGCTTAACTTTAAAGCCTTGGCAAAAATGCGCTCAACAGTCATATCCCTTCTCAAATCTTCGGGACGTATCAATTCAACAGGGACATCTTTTCCCTTTGAATTAGCCATTACATTCCCGCTATATTTGACAGGTTTCTTTCCTTTTTTAGTAGCCATATAGCACTCCTTTTAATTAAGTTTTACATTTATTATAGTACGATATACATCTATTTTAGCCTGAGAAGCTGCCAGACGTTTTTCAACTTCAAGTTGCAAGTGTAATGGAGCGTTTTTATTTCTCAGTTTTACTAATTCACTTGCAATTTGGGAGAATGTTTGTTCTTCAGCGAACCACATATTTGTTAAATCGTTTATCCTTTTATTAGCCATAAGGCACTCCTTTTTAATTAGTATAAATTTTCAATGGAGAGACGTGCGGTGCGCGTCTCCTGTTTTAATTCCCATCAGTAAGCATTAGAAATCCGCCAGATTTTAGTTTATCGAAATAGCTTATATTAGCTTTGCCATCATATAAGTAAGGGAAAAGCATCTGAAGAGAATCAGCCTGTTCCAATTGAGTCATAGCTAAATTTGAAGTAACCCAGTCAAGAATGCATCTCCATGCAGTTCGCTCAGCCTGTTCCTTTACAAAATTGATTTGAGAGGGTGTTCTTGGATGTTTTATTTTTGCCAAAATCTTATATGCATTCTCTATCTTAACTGGTATTTGGAATGTCATTGGAATCTCATTAAAAAATATAGAGAATAGAATACCAGATGGACGGTCTCCTTCATAACTCTTCGCTATTTGTGTCGCGCCGGCTTCAACAAGATATTTTTCAATTAACTCAATGGATCGTGAAATTGACATACTGGATGTCCTATTTTTCAGTTTTGTATTCTTATTCATTTTACACTCATTTATTAACTATAGAACGTTAGTTTTTCTTGAAATTTCAAGCCAAATCATATCGATATCGGCTTTCTTTAAACTCAACTCCAGTACCTCGTCAAATACTTCCGCATAATCGGCGTAGGTCTCTTTGCGGTTATTTTGATAAATGATTTCTCCGATATATTTTTTAGCGGCGTATAGGTCGGCAAAAACATAATCAATACCCTCAGAAACTTCCGCAAATTTTGATGTCGCTTCGGCTCTTACAACCGATGGTTTTAAATAGGCGACATTATCGGTGACACTTACTGATTCAAATTCTCTGTCCGGCTTTTTTGAATCCGAATTTATTTGCGCTTCCAGACTTTGTTTATATGTCTGTTTTTCACGATGACTGAAATCACCCAGGTCAACATATCCGCGTACCGCTTTTAATTGGAATGGCTTTGAATATTCGTCAACAAGTTCACCGATAGCCTCACTACGCGCGTTAATGCTGACATTGATAAACTTTCCTATATATTTTGAATTGCCTACATCATATTTCTGATTATTAACCGTAACTAATCCGGCATTATCAACGCGGCGTTTGTATTGTTTAGCAAGGATACTGCTCATATCGATAGTTATTTCCCGCTGTTCATGAAGCTGCAATCCTGATTTATACACGTGTATTTTACTCTCATGCTTGATCGGATGATCTTTCATTGCCCAGCGGATAGCAAACTGAGAAAGTTCATAATTATAATCAGCAAGATTAATGGTTGCGCCGGAGCCTAATCGCATAGCAAGTGGAAGTTCAAATCTGCGCCATAAAGCTTTCCACTGGCTTTCCTGTTTTTGTATACCGCGTTTTTTCCAGGGACGGACAAGTTCTCTCGTTATTTTAAGATTCTCAAGCAGCTCTAAAAAAGCACCACTCTTACCCAAGGAACCGTTATCAAGTTTTAATATGCCCGGTAAAAATCTGATGGGATTTTCGTCTTCGTCTCTTCCATATACCCAGTTAACAAACTCGACACCGGCTAGAACACTTTCACCACCGGCAATAAATGCACGGCTGATATTCAATCTGCTGTATGAATCGGTTATACCGCATAGCCAGGTGCGAAGCTGATGCTCGTTCTCTTTATAATCAAGAACGTGCCCGGATACTTTTAATACATAATCTTCGCTTGCAGCATCAAATGTTTTGACTTGGAAATATTCACTGCGGGAAAAATCAAGCTGATGCATCTGATTGGAATAAGCTGCCTCAACCCGGACAACCCTTTCCTTGGCTCTGAATCCTGATTCCCGAAGTCGACGGTTTACAGTTGATACCCGTAATCCCTCTGCTTCAGAAACCCCGGAATCAATAAGAATTTGTATGCATTCTTCTGTACATAATTCACGACCTGCCTGTCCCATCTGCATACTTTGCAGCTTTAATTTCCCTATTTCGTCAATAATATGCTGAGGTATCACTTGTTCCCGTTTTAATTTCTTTACGGGCCCAAATTCATCTCGCATTTTCCTGTAAATAGTATCGGTTGATACTCCGAACATATCCGCGTAGCGCCGCATGATATTATCACGGCTGCCACGTAGAGCGGCACTCAGTTCAAACTTTATTTCAGCAACATTAATCATTCATTTTTCCATTAGTTTGACTGTGTTTATAAATCATTTCTAATTCTTCATTGCTGGCACTATTTACTCTCTGATATAATTCACGTTTTGACTCGATTATGTCGTTATCGAGGGAGGCGGGATCCATTGCTTTAATTACCGCACCGGCAAAAACTCTCTGCATTCCGATTATTACTTTTTTAGCTTCGCTAATGGTCAGCATCTGCACGGCTTTAACCTTGCCTGTTTGCCGTATCATAAACGATATTGTATGGTTCTTATCCCATGCGAGAAATTTTTGCAATAGGAGTATTCTGATGGCTTGCAGTTGCGTAATGTTTGCGCTTGTATGATCCTCCCCGCGTCTTCCGGTACCGTAATATTTTCTTGAATTGATTTTTTTGATAAGTCCGGATTGCCGTGCAGTTTCGGTTAACCTGGTGATCAAATCTCCCGCCTGTCTAAATGATAAGTCTGTCGTATGTTCAACGCCATATTGCGCTAACTGCAAACGACGTGTTTCTTCATCGATATGGAGTTTTGATTGAATAGTACGAATAGCCTTTATTTGACCTTTCGATATTCTTTTGATACCATTTCCGCTGGCAATGCCGGACATATTGTTCATTTGCTTTATATCCGCTTATATCAGTTTTTCAGCGACATCAGCGAATTCAACGATCATCTCTTCATTGAGTGAATCGAACATTTTAATGATACTTAATAACTCATCCCGCAGCTCTTTAGGATCGTCGCCGGTAACTCCGCAGTTACGCAGTATCAGTGAGCATTGTATAAGTGAGTTTTTAGCCTCATGTACCCGGGAAAATTTATCTTTGAGAAGCGATGCCTTGCCTCCGAACTGGGCTTCTATTTTTTTAGCAATTTTATTTTCTTCGGTGAGCGCGTCAATTGTTTTTGCGCGGTCAGCCTGTTCGCTTTCAATAAGTTTTAATTTTTCGTTAACGCGGGATAACTCTGCCTGAGATTTGCGTTTATAATCAGCAAGTTTTTTTCCCAGTTCTTTTGCTGTACTTTCAATAACGTCCTGCATGGTTAACTGACCGCCAGGAAGATCAACCTTGCCCTTTTTTATAAGGTTTGCGACTTCTTCGTCTTCCATTTTCGATAGTTCGAAGAGTTTAGAAAATCCTAAAGAACCTACATTTTGAGCAATTTCGGGACTATTTAGTGCCATTAATGGCACTTTTTCTTCATCAGAACCATGACAAAGTGCACTTAAGGGCACCGAATTATCGGTGTTTGGTAATAATAAGTTAGTCGCTGAATCAAATTTTGAGGCAATTGAGTATAATCGATATGCCTGCCGTCTTGCAAATGGTAGCAAATTGTCGATATATTCATCTCTTGATGAACATCCGAGACCCAAATAAAGTTTTTCATCAAACATTTTTTTAATGCCAAACGCCGTGATCAGGGAGCCCATCATAATGTTTTGTTGAACGAAAGCCGCCTGACGTTGGATGTCGGGAGTAACTTCAATAAATTTATCATTCTCAGCATCATACACTGTCATTACTGCAAGTTGTTTGTCGGTTTTGGTAAGTTTATTGTCTTTCATTGAGCACTCCTTAGAATTGGATTGTTAAATTTTTGAATTGGAAATATTTAGCGATACGTTTTTTAGTTAATGATATTAAGGCAGATAATATCAGCTTCACCGGCAGACCACTTTTGCGCGGTCCTGCTATGCTGACAAACTCTTCGCCCTTTATCATTTGTAAATAGGTCACTTTATCATTGTTTTGAATACGAACCGTGTAACTGTTTTTCATTTTGAAATCCTTATTTTAAAATTGCCTGACGTGTTATTCCGAAACTGTTCGCGGCGCGTTCGCCGTTGCTGAAAGTAAGCATGAATTCCCTGAGCGTGCTTTCTGTGTCCTGGTCGATGTCTATTCTTGAATTACCCGTGGATGAGCTTCCGATCTCTTTTAATACTCTGCGTATCTGGCGGGTAGAACAACCAAGTCTCTCGGCTATTTCTTTTTGAGTAAATCCCATCTTGGTCATGCTGACAACTGAATCTTTATTGATCATTACTTATCTCGTTGCCTGTTGAAACTTATTGAGTATGAAAGCATAAATTTCATCGGATGAACTATCTGTCATTAGTTCAGTATCTGACTTAATGATATTTAAAAGTGTTGATAATTCTTCCTGAGTTGACTCAAGCAAAACGGTAACGATTTTTTTATAACCGTCTTCTAATAATTCTTTATCTCCCTGAACTTTCATCGCTTCATCAGCAAGCTTATGTAATGATTGCAGCGCACTACATAAAGGGCATTCTCTTCCTGATATAAATGTAATAGCCTCGTGTCCTCTGTCGCAAAAGTCATGGAGAAGTTCCGGCTCGTATACTTGTTTCAAATCCTTATACAGTTGCTCTCCAACCTTTTTAGATTGCGGGACTCCATGTATTATTATATCTGCTCCGTTTATTTCAACGTCGGCAGTTGATCTAATTAATGTTGAAAGATGAACTGATGGTAGCTCTCCGATCTTTTGTCTGATATCGATATCAAAGAATGGAATGTTTTTCCCATCATCCGTTGTACATGAACTCTCTTTATACTTAGAGGAAAGAATGATTTTCATTGTGGCACTCACTTGGTTGTTGTATGAATAAGGTTCTTATTTTCTAAATCGAGATTGAATTGAATCTCTCTTGCGATATCACTGATACCCGGAATAAATAATGAGTTCGGCTCTGAATTTACCGTTGTAAATCGGGAGGAATACTTCCCGAAGCCGAATCATCTGTTGTTGTTATGCGCCAGAGAACTGTTTGGATAAAACAAATAGCGGTATGTAGTAGTTCTTCCGGGCGGCGATTCCACATACTCACGCCGCACACACCCGCGCTTACTCGTTTAAGTTCTCTGTCTGATTGGGGTATATTGTTTGGGTTATTCTTCATTGTTAAACTCCATCTCGGTCTGACCGATCAGTTCTTTCTTACAAAATTTTTGTGCTTCGGATGAACGCTGCATTACTTCAAGTAATATTGCCTCAACCTCTTTATAATTTTTCGCGGTAGGAGTATCAAGAAATTTTTTCATGGATGCCAAAGCCCGGACTGTAGTACCCTGGTAACCATCTATCATATCGATTTCATCCATCTTTCTGGCTCTGAATCTCGGCATTTTAACTAATATGAATCCGCAGAGATAAGCGATGCGCTCTAATATTGAATAGTTACTGGTGGCGCGCATAAGAGGAATAAGTCTTGACAGTGGCATCTCAGCCCCGGATTCATTTTCCAGTCCATACCGGTATAAACTCGGTTGGCTAACACCCATCAGCTCCGCAATTTCTGCTATCGGTTTTTTATTCCGGTGAATTGTTGCGTAAATCAGCGTTTTAATGTCGTTTATGTCACTCATGATAATATTCGTCTAAAATTTTAATTGATTTTCGGTTCCATGTACCCTAAATTGCATCAGCAGGTATTCAGCATTCGGCTTAAGCAGCTTTTATCAAAGCGGCAAACTCCGCGCGCAAATAGTCGAGTATTCTATTCAATGCTCTCTCGCTATTGCGCTCGCCTTTAAGCAGATACCCGACATATATCGGTGAGTATCCAGTTGCCTTTGCGATTGCGTTCTTGTTGAGCAAGTGAGTCGGGATCTGATCAATTGTTTTACGGATTTTTTTTAAAGTGTTTGTCATTGTTTTCTGAATACCGTTAATAATTTTGTGTACTATCATACACTAACTTAACCAATTGGTTAAGTAATGTCAAGGAAAATCTTATCCAAATGGTTAAATTTTTATTAATATGTCTTTAGGCGAAAAACTCAGGCAGTTTGGGCTTAAAAAGTTTGGTTCTTTAACCAAATTCGCAGATAATATGGAAATGTCTTTACCATCCCTTTCTCGTTATCTAAATAATACAAGAGAACCAGGTACTGGAATTCTAAAAAAATTACTGGTTTTGGGATGTGATATTAATTGGTTGTTATCAGAAGATTTAGCAGATAGAACTATGAATGAACAAACTGCTAAATACGATCCTGATAAAATCAGGGTATTGGAGCTTGAAAGTGAGAACGAAGCATTAAAAACTCAGATAAGTGATATTCAAAGGGCTGCAAAGCTCATTAATGAGGCTATGAACAAAAAATAAGGGGTTGATATGAAGGTTTGCAAATATTGTGGAAATGTTACTGAAACCAAGAAAAAATATTGTCCATCTTGTGGGGGAAATCTGTCGACTCCGAATAGGGGAGTTAAAATATTCGTTTCTATAATCTTTGCAATTGCGATAATCCAGGTTTTTGTTAATGTTATCGAAAGTATTTTTAGACCGACTAAGGTTTCAACAAGTGTCGAAGTCCCTAAATATATGCGTGATATTAAACCCACACCACAGCAACAACACGATATAGATTCTCTCAATAAACAATATGTAGAAATTGAAAAAAAAGCACGATTAGAAATGATGATTCAAGCCAAAAAGGATTCAGTTTATGAATTGGCTGCCACAAAGAGGATTTCCGGTCTAATTGCAAAATATAATAACTATTTGCCTCGCGGATATAACTTTGAAATTGATGAAAGACTTCAAAAAAACAATTTTCAATTGGATGAAAGCAAATTGGAAAAAGCCCCCGATGGCAATGTTAGTATTTGTAGACATTTTTCAAAGATAATTACTGAGAAAGTCATGAATAGACCTACCGAATACAAAATTTTATTTTCATACCAGGAGGGATATTCGACTTCACATGTTTATTATACTGTGGACGTAGTAATAGTAAAATAAAAGGAAAAACAACATGTTTTGTAGAAATTGCGGTAACGAAATTCGGGACAACGAAAATTTTTGCGCGAGATGTGGTTCACATAAAAATTTTATTCCACCTAATCGGCTAACACAACAACAAAAAGACGGATTTCCAAACAAGGGGTTCGCATATTACTTTTTTGCGGTCGCATTAGGATTATTAGCCCTTGTATTCTTCTTTGTTATTTCGAAAATTAATGGAATCTCATTTTTTAAATAAAACTTGATTATTCACGATATAAAACAACTACCGAAAAAGTGAGTTCAGGAAGTAAATATACTGGAGAAACGTTCACGGGACCGCGTGGAGGTACATATCATTACTCTAAATCTGGAAAAAAAGTCTACACAAAGCACAAATAGTTGGTGATTTTGACCTCTTAAAATGTCTTCTAAGCCATTAATATTTTAATTTTTAGAAATAAAAAAAGCCGATTTGTCTATTAAATCGGCTTTTTTTTGTTAATTCTTACATCCCTTTGCATTTTCAGGCTCATAAATGACCTATAAGCGATTGTTTTTTTCTATTGCATACAATCTTACGGCTTTTTACCAGAAGAAATCGCGACTTCTATTTTTTTCACCATAACCGGCATATCAACTTCAAAATTTTACCAGGAGCTTCCAATAATTTCCGTTGAAGTTTTTTCTCCTGAAAATGTCCGCTTTCCTTTGTATTTTAATCACTTATTTGTTGCAGTTATTACTATTATTTCTTTTACCCCCTATGTATCGTGAATTAGTTAAAATGAAAAAATCAATATTTGCCCGGATTCTTCTATTTACTCTCGTATTTTTTGTCGGCATTATACATCCTTCCGGTATCGTTAAAGTATCAAAAATTCAAGTTGCCGGTTTAGTAACATTCAAATTCACTAAATCACTCCAGTCAGACGTTATTACGTGGAAAGCCACCCGCTATTTTATTGATGAAACCACAAACGTAACGACTTACGCGACAGATACGCTGACTGCAACGGGTGATACTGCACAGTTTAATTTGCAAAAAACGACCGGATATTATACCTATTACAAAATATACGCGTATGAGGTCGGCAAAGCAGACTCGGCTATTGTTCAGGTTTTTAATGCCGGAGTTGTGCAAAAATATTTATATATAAATACGGCTTATTCTCCCTATGCTATTCCCGTGTGGGTGGTTCTTCCCACAAAGTTTTCAGTGCAATCAAAGTTTATTATGACGATGCACGGTCAGAACAGAGATGCATCCGATATCGCAACCGATTGGATGCCATTCGCGAATACAAATAATTATGTTGTCGCGGCTCCTGAATTCAATGATACGGATTGGAGTACCGACGACTATAATCTTGGGAATATGTTCACGAATTCCTCCTATACCGCATTGAATCCAAAATCTGCATGGACATTTACTATTGTTGAACAGATTCACCGTGAGTTGTATGCTGCATGCAGTCTTATTGATTCTACATACGAATTGTGGGGACACTCTGCCGGCGGCCAGTTTGTTCACCGGCTCGCGTTCTTTCTTCCCGATAGTCTTATCACGAGGTACATTGCCGGCAATTCAGGCTGGTACACGTGTCCGGATTCGACTATTGCTTTTCCATGGGGCACCATAAATTCGCAATTGAACATCAGCAAAGCCGATATGATCGCTTTTACCAACAGAAATCTTATTGTGATGCGGGGTACTGCGGATACGGTACGGGATGGAGTTTTGAATACGGATCCGAACTCCGACGCTCAGGGTTTGAACCGGTATGCACGAGCCGGTTATTTTTATAATAAGGGAGTCAGTGCCAATGCAAATCTCAAGTGGCAATTGGTTGATGTCCCCGGTGTCGGACATGATGATCAGGCTATGGCACTCGCCGCGGGGAGTTATATTGTCGCTCAAGGCACCCGGTATGCTGTTACCTCGGGGAACTGGACTGATGCTATCTGGTCGACAACTTCGGGTGGACGCGCGGGTTCGGCATCAACACCGACGTCGGCTATCAACATTATCATCAATCCAAATGTTACGGTGACCATTAATATTGCAACGGCGGCGTGCAACTCGGTTTCATTTTCCGCAACCACTTCCAAAATCAGTTTTGCTGCAAACAGCGTGTTAAGCGTGTATGGTGATTTTAATTTGGTTTCATCCGCCAAATATGCTTTCGCCTCATGGTCTGTCGGAGCAAAATTAAAATTTGCGGGATACGCGGCTACTCAATCCATCACCGGATTAAGCACAAGCAAAACGAGTTCAAGCCAGAATACATTCTACGAAATTGTCGTTGACAAACCACTTGGCAGAGTAATTACTCCGGGAACAAATGATTACACCCTCATGCTCGGCAGAAGTCTCGAAGTGGTTAACGGTACATTTGAGTTAGGTGATGGCGATGATATTATCGGGTATGACGCTGCTGCGCTTGCCGCGACCAAACCAACCATTACGATTCAAAGCGGAGGAATATTCAGCTGTCTCAATAATCAATATAACACGTATATTCGCTCCGGATTATCGGGAACCGGCATGGCTAATCCTATTGGAAAATTTTCTATCGCCGGAACGGTCAACGGACTTTCATCGGGCAGTTCAAACGGAATGGGATTCAGCGGCGTTGATGTCCTAAGCGGTGGGGTACTGAATGTTACTTCGGGCTGGGGCAGCGTGAAATGTTTTGGGGTCGGCACGTTAACAATTTATAGCGGCGGAACATTCCGTTCGTCAACAACAAGTACATTATGGCCCGATGCTGCTACCGTAAAACTTAATTCCGGTGGTAATTACATAATTACAGCGGTGACGGCATATATTTGTCCTACTTTTACAAACAGCGGCACGTTTATTTATGCCCGGACGCTGGCGGGGGATCAGACGATAGCGGATATTAATTATAATAACTTGCAGATATCTTCCGGTGGAAATAATAAAAACTGGAAACTGAGCGCTGGCCGGACTATATCCGGGACACTCACTATCGATACGGGCGCGACGTTCAATTATTACGGAGCCGCGCTTACCCTCGGTACCGGTACTCACTATATCAACGGCACTATCGGTATCGGGAAATCGTTAATCAATAACGGAACACTTGTATATGGGGATACTTCAACGCTCATGTACAATGATTCAACTGCCGCGCAGACAACGTCAAATAGTGAATTTCCTTCAACGAGCGAGCCGGCCAATCTTGCGATTAATAATGCTGCCGGCGTTACTCTTCATGCTTCGCGGACAATAACTAATATAGGACTATATAACGGGACGCTCACCTTAGGCGCGAATGATCTGACAATGAAAGGTGCCGTTATTGATACTCCGGGCGTGAGCAGCATGGTTGTTACTTCGGGGAGCGGTCAGCTTAAGAAAACAATTACGGCAATTCCAGCGGCATTTACTTTTCCTGTCGGAACCGCGGCAAAATATTCACCCGTAAAAATATCTCTTACAAGCGGAAGCCTCTCCAATGCATCTATCGGCGTTAAAGTCTCCGCTGTCAAGAGCACTAATAATACAAGCGTGGCAAATTATCTTAACCGCACGTGGACTGTCACCGGCAATGGGATTACCAATCCGGTTCATACCGATACATTATACTATGCCTCATCGGATGTCGCCGGGACTGAATCGAGCCTTGTGGGCGGTTTGTATTCGGGTGTTGCATGGAGTAATCTCGGGGTGGTCAATTCAGCAAATCATTTTATCTCCGGACGCGGAATAGCTTCATTCGGAGAAGTTACGGCAGGAGAGGCAGGTGCGTTTATTAATTACGGGACGGTAACTGTAAAAGTTATCCCACAAGGTTTCTACAACACCGCCGGCCACCTGAATGCCGCGGATACGATACGCGTGTTTTTAGCTGACAGCGTGACCCCATTTGCATTCATTGACAGTACAAATGCAATTCTTGATTCGGTAAGTTTTTCGGCAACAGCGGTTTTTAACAATGCAGTGACAGGAAGTTACTATGTGGTAATTAAGCACCGGAACTGTGTGGAGACCTGGAGCGCGTCGGCTATTGCATTTGCCAAACGGGCAACAGTCTCGTATGATTTTACAGACGCGCAGACAAAAAGCTATCAGAGTAATGCGGTTCTTGTTTCTTCTTCTCCGGTTCGCTGGGCTATGTTTAGCGGCGATGTAAATCAGGATGGCTACGTGGATCCGTTAGATATGTCCCTCATTGATCAGGATTCATATACTTATGTTTCGGGGATAGGATTAGCAGCCGATTTAAACGGAGATCGCTATGTTGACCCGCTCGATATGTCGATTGCCGATCAGAATTCATTTAATTATGTCGGGATAAAGAGGCCGTGGCCGGCCGGAAGCAGCCGCCAAACTTATAGCAAGTATCAGGGGATGCTTTATAAAGATTATCTGAAATTGATAAAGCATAATTAGAAAAGAATTCTAAGTTCACAGAATTATTTTTTTGATAAAACTTTGCCATAGAACTACAGTTTGAGTCCTTGTAATATTAGGGCTTGTCGATTAGTCAATAAAAGGGGCTCCCCGCTGCGTTCAGAAATCCACAAGTCACAGAATCCTCTTGAAGAACTTGCAATACTCCTGATGCGACAGGAGGCTTAACTAAAAACCGTAATGATACGAGAAGTTTACCCAAGATAAAGAAGAGAGATAAGGGTAATAAAAATAACGGGATAGGGAAATTAAAAGATGAAAAGGACACAAGCTAAGCTTAATCCATAGTAAAAACATCAAAGGTGCTTCTCGCGGATACTCCTGCAAGGAGTAAACAGGAATAACCGCCGGTGAAGTCATGGGAACCGGCGGATAGAAGCAAACCGCAGGACAACTCATCCGCGCAGCGGGTGAATAATCACACCATAAG